GTAGTTGAAACTACTGATACTACAGTTGAAGTAAAGGATTCGACTGTTGATGATGTAATTGATGGTTCAGTAGTTGAAACTACTGATACTACAGTTGAAGTAAAGGATTCGACTGTTGGTGAGGAAATTGATGGTTCAGTAGTTGAAACTACTGATACTACAGTTGAAGTAGAAGATTCAATGGTAACATTGGTAACAGATTAGTTCTTATAAACAGGTATGTTTTTCAATATGTACCTGTTTTTTATTTTATTTATAAAAATTTAAAAGGTATTTATAATGGTATTTGATTTTTTTACAAAAGATGTTTTTACGCGTATATATAGTAAAAAAGATTTTTCAGAGAAAATTACTAATATTAATAGTGATGATATAAAATTGATAGGAAGTAAACCAGTTGTTGTAATGTTTAATTCTCCAATGACTCCTAATACAGATATTTATAATAATATATTTAATAGGATTGATAAGAAAACATTATCACTTATTGATTTATTTCATGTTAATGTGGATGTTAATATTGAAATAGTTAAGTGGCTTAATGTTACAACTTTGCCAGTGACTATATTTATAAATAGAAAAAATGAATTAGATTCATCTGTTGGTATGAATGAAAGCGAAATAAATTTAAAAATTAAAAATTTAATCAAATGAGGTAATTATGAGTATACGTAAACACTGGTTTAAAAGTAAATATAGAGTAAATATAAGCTTTCATTTAATAAAGAAATGGTCTAATTTTATACATATTTTTGAAAGACATTTTATGAAAAATGTAATATTTGATAGTTATAATGATGAAACTCACGATATAACATCTTCTAATTTTAGAAAATCACCTATAAGTTCTTGGGGGACTTTTTGTGAAGAAAAAGAATTAATACATTATGGTTCAGATAAATGGTATATGGGGGGGGAATTATATTCAACACCATATCGTTCAGTTGCTCGTAAGAAAATGGATTGTGATGATTTTGCATTAGTTTCTTATAAATATTTTGGGAATTATATTAATTATAATGGTAAACTTTATGAATTCTTGAGTATATATACTTTGATATATAATGATGGTAGTGGTCATGCTATTGCTATTTGGAAAACTAATGATTCAAAAATGCCATTTTTAATGGTAAGTAATAATGAAATGATTAAAACTAATGATTTCCTAGATTATTGGGAAAAAAATTCTGGTGGTATTCGTTTTGTTGGTAAGTTTGATTATGATGGTTCTATTATCTATAATGGAATATGTGACATTATAGATATTAAACATGTATTTTACAATAAGAGAGGTAATTAAACAATGTTGAATGAGTATTAGAACAAAAATACAAATATCTAATAATATTAGAAAACTTGTATTGGAAAAAAAAGAGCTTTTAAGAATAGAAGAATTATTAATAGATAATATATAATGATATGAATAATAGAGTAAGAATATATTACCATAGTGCTGACGCGGATGGTAAACTTAGTGGATTCTTAATGAAATGGGCAATAGAAGAAAATATTATTAAAATGGACCGTAGATTTGAAAAAATTGAAATGGTACCTTTTAATTATAATTTCTCAATATTCTGGGATTCAATACATGTTGATGATATAATTTTTTGGTTAGATGTATCTGCTAAACCAGAGGAGATGGAGGACATGTATGATATTGTTAATGGTAAAATGATATGGATAGATCATCATTCAAGTATCAAAGAAACTCATTCAAATATACATTTGAAGTGTCCTGGTATTCGTAATTTTAAAAAAGCAGCTTGTCAAAATGTTTATGAATTTTTAGCAACTAAAGGTACATTTACTCCTGAACAAAAACTCATATTTGAAAATATGAAATTATTTGTTGATATTATAGGTACTTTGGATATATGGGATAAAAGTGTTGTAAATAATGAGGAGGAATGGGAATTAGATTATCTATCAATAACATATGCTTTAAATTCACTAAATACTGATCCAAATACCGATATTGGAATTTCATTCTGGAAGAGTTTTATAGATGAATGTATTAATGGTACGGTATCTGAACTCATTGACGATTTAAGAGAGGATGGTAAGGTAATTTTATCATATGTTAACATTAGGAATAGGGACTTGTGTCGTTCATATGGTTTCAGTGCTCAATTAGAAGGGTTGCATGTATTCGCATTAAATCAAGGAATTGCTGGTGGGCATACTTTTAGATGTGTTGATGGTGATTATGACGCGTTTGTGAGTTTTGTAAAAAGTGGTAAAAAAAATAATTACTCTGTTTCAGTTTATACTAATGAAAATGATATAGACCTTAATGATAAATTAGGACATATTGGATTTAAGGGACATCCTGGTGCTGGTGGTTTTAGATGTGATGACTTTAAGGTTGTTGATGGTGGTAATTTAAAAATTATTAAAATTATTAATAATGAATAGATTTTTTATTCAATTGTTATGTAAACATCAATATGTTCAAATTTCTAATTATTTTTGTTCTATTAAATATAAACATTGCATTAAATCCAGATGTCAAAAATGTAATAAAATAAAATATCATTATTTTTAAAGTCATAAATATGTTATAAATACTTTTATAACAATATGGGAAAGAAATATGATATATCGAAAAAAATCAATAATTAATTTAAAAGAGAAAGAAATGATGGCGGTAACTGCTCCATTAACAGAGTTACCAGCTAAACCCAGAAAGACATTAAATATCAATAATCAAGAAATACCTAAAGATGGTATTCTGGATGATATGACTATGCAGAGCAATGCGTATGATGAGAAAAAATCTGATAAAAGTGATACTGAATTAATTAAAGGCGTATTAGATAGTGTTGTTACATTATTTAAGAAACCAGATACTAAAGTTATGTATAGGAACCAATCAGAAAAAGGCGTACTTTATGATGTATATTTTAACAATAATCATACAATTTTATATATTCAACCCGATGAATTAAAAGTATTTTTAATAAATCGTTCAATGGATAATGATCATTTTGCAGACGTTCTCGAGGATATTCAAGAAATGGAAGTAGAGGAGGAGAATAAAACAGTTGCTAAAAAATTAATAGCAGTAGCCAGGGAAAGTATGAAACCACTCGACACAGATATTCCAATAGATGATATTGAAGAAGTTGAAGATTATTTGAGTGATATTGAGGACATATCTGATGATGGTGTGGTTGGTGAAAATGATGGTGTGGTTCCTGATGATATTGATGATAGTGAATCTGTAGATACTCCTAATACTGATTCCTCTAATGGTGAGAATAATGACGATGAATATATATCTAAAGAGGATGATGATAATAGTGACCTTGAAATTGAGAACGCGTTGGGTCTAAATGATGATCCTACCAAAGAAGATGAAAAAGACAAGTATGAAGAAAGTTTAAAATATAAAAAGGAGAAGAAGATGAAAAGAGTTAAAGATGTAGAAAAAGAGTACGGTTTTAGTTTTGTTAGTGGTGAAAATGAGGCACTATCGATGGCACAATATTTTCATGAAAATAGACTTCGGGAATTTGGTTCATTTTATATTAAATTGGATGAAGGTGAATATAAAGATGTTTATGGTGTTCATGGGGTTAAGCCTGATGGTGAAAAAGAAGTTTTTAGAATTGTAGAGAATGGTAAATTTGTTTATGATACTAGTGTTAAAAATATAGATAGTCAAAGTGATAATTTCAGGGTTGGTGAAAGAGTAAAAATTGACTTGAGTCTTGTTTCTGAAGAATTTGCAAGACAAGTTTTTGTTATCGCTAGACGTAATAAAAATTATGCAATTGTCGAGAGTATTGATGGTGAAAATTTCAGAATTTCTGAAAATAAGATACAAGCTAGAAGTATAGGCGGAATACCTATAAATAAATCAGCATTAGTTAAAATAGATATTGTTGAGCGTGACGTTGAACTTGGTTTTAATACTCAAATGGGTGATGAAATTAAAAAATTATCAGAAAATTTTAGACAACTTAAAGAATCTAAGAAAACATATGATAATGATGTTATTCCCGTTGATATTATGAATTCTGAATTTTAATATTTTTTTCTTGACAATTTTATAAATATATGCTATTATAAAAATGTAGAAATTAACTATGGAGAATATATGTCATTGAAAGAAATATTTATAATACCTATAAGCAAAAAAGAACTCATTCATTTCAATTTTGCACTAGATATTTTAACAACAATAGTTAAATATGATGTTGCTCTTGTTGGTGGTGCTAATAGGAATTTATTTGAACGATTATATCATAAAACTAAAAAAAATATTAATGATTTGGATTTTTCAATATTTCATTTTGACGGTAAAGGTTTAACATATCGTGAAATGGAAGAATTATCTAAACATTTTAAAGAGTATTGTGATGTTACAGTTATTGATGATGGTTTAAAATTTTTACATTTAAAATTAATAGGTTCAAAAGGTACAGTGAGTGAAGGATTAGAATTGGATTTCGGTACCTGTAGAAAAGAGGAATATCATGATACAAGGAAGCCTGATACAATGATAGGTACATTGAAAGATGATATTGAACGTAGAGATTTTACAATAAATTCTATTTATACTAGAATTATAGAGGGAAGTTCACATTATTTTTATGATGGTAGTAAATATTCTTTAGTATTAGATATTCATCCATTATTTATAGATATTCAACAATCACATATCGATGATGTTAAAAATAAGATTTTGAGAACAACATCTACTAAACCAGATTTTGTACTTAATGAGGACCCTTTAAGAATAATGAGGGCTATTAGGTTTGGTAATTTTTATAACGGAGAAACAAATGGCTGATATTGAGATTGTAGGTGGTGTTGAAATGTTAGAGCGATTAATTGATAGGATAGGTGAGCGAAAAGTTGAAGTTTCATCTCATCCAGATTTTAAAGATGAACATCCTGTTATATCTGGAGCATTGAGTGCATATGATGATATTATAAGTATCATGGAAGAAACATTGTTAGAAATATCTGTAGAGTCTATTTCTGAAAATAATCCTGAAAATACCGCTTAAGGAGATTGACATGTACCAACCAACGACTGAATTGCGAAAATCAATTGAAGACTTTGATATTGATATAATGTTTAAAAAAGTGAGCATTGAAAGAATTAATGATGAATTATGTAAAATATTAGATAGTGGTGATATTGACTATTTAATACAAGATAACTTTATCAGTAAAATCATTCCAGAATTTAATGAATTTAATGGAAAAAAATATTCTGTAATGGTTTTAAAACATATTGCTAAATTTGTAAAATTAGCTAGAGAAGAAACAATATATCCTTTAGAGTTTTTATTAGGTGCATTATTGCACGATATAGGTAAAGCAACTACTGGTACGTATTCAAATAGTAAAAATCGATGGCAATTTTTAACACACGAGCAATCGTCAACAAGAATTGCTAAAGATGTATTAACTAGATTTAGATTTTCAAATAAAATAATTAAGAATGTTGTATTTTTGATAGAAAATCATATGAAGATCAAATTTTTTAATTTTAAAAATCCAAGGTCGTTTATTAAATTTCTATTGGTACATGGTGAAGATGATGTTTTGAAGTTAATAAGGTTTAATTATTTAGATTGGACAAGTAAGCCTATTGAAGATATTAAATTATTAGATGTTCACAACAAACATCGTCAATTAATTGATCAATTTGTACAATGGACAAATATTATAGGTATTTGTAATAATGAATATAAAGAAGAGTATAAAAATATATCTATAAATATTGGTAAAAATAACAATATATTAAATAAACATAAGAATGATATGATTCTAGGGGAGAGAGTTCGTTTTATTAAAAATGTTTATTATAAGAAGTAGTGGGGTACTTATGGAAGCAATATTAGCAATATTTGGGTCATTAACTGTTTTTTTTACCGGAACTAAAGGTAAAATTATTGCACTGATATTAATTACAATACCAGTTATTATAATTGGATATCTGATTAAAAGTAATTATGACAATTTAAAGAAAAATAACAAAGAATTATCACAAGAACTAAAATTAAAACAATCTGAGATTCAACAAATGACAAATGCAATGAACTCAAAAGATGAAGAGATAGAATTGTTAGATTATCAATTAGATATATTGAAACAGTCACACGTTCAGGATATTGAAATACATAATCATTACAATAAAACAGTTAAGGAAATTTCAAATATTGTCAATGAGATAGTTTCTGCACCGGAGGCTGAAGGTAAGCTATTAGAATATAAAGCCTTAAATAAAAGCTTTGAGGAGTTGAAATGATGAAGAAATTAGTATTATTAGTATTATTTATATCTATTGGTTGTACTACCGTTAAAATTAAAGAAAAAATTGTATATGTCGATAGAATAAAATATCCTATATTAAAATGTACAGAACCAACTATTCCAACGTATAAAGAATTTTTAGATACTGATGATAGAGAGAGGTATTTAACAAAGATATATGATAATCTTGCAATAATTCGGAAGTACCTATATCAATATAAAAATTGGAAAAATTGTGCTGAAAAAACATTACGAAAGAAAGATGAAAATGTACCTGTTAAAAAAGAAGATATGAAAAAATAATAATTTTCTTGACAAAAAATCAAAAATATGTTATAAATTTAAAAGAACTTGAAATTGGAGAATTATATGAAAAGAATATTTTTATTATTAATAGTGATCGGATATGGTTACTTATATTCATTTGATGAATACGGTTTTATGAAATCTGTAAATAATAATTTGACAATTAGAGATATGAGAATTATCAAACAAGCTGTTGATATTAATTATAGAATAGTATCACATTTTATGCATAAAGAACACATATATATGTTAATTGCAAACGAAAGCCATTTTAAACAGTTTAGTAAATTAAGTGATATTGGGGGATTGAATAAAGGATTAATGCAAATACAATTTGATACTTATATGTACATGTGTAAAAAATATGATAATTTGAAATGTCAGTGGAGAATTATAGACAATATCCCACATAATATAAAGGTAGGGATGTATGTACTTTTAGATAAATATAATAAGATACAAAAAATGTTTAATCCATCTACTGATAAAAATGCTTTATTACAAACACTAATAGCTTATAATAAAGGTGAACATATGTTACAAAGAGATATTGAAGATGGTAGATATGATTTTCACAATTATATATATATCAAATCTGTTTTTCGTTTTAAAAAATATCTAAAAAATAATGGAGAAACAACTTAATGTACAAAAAAACTAGGAAAAAGAAAAAATTAAATATTAATAAAAAATTCTGTATGCGTTTGGAAATTGAAAAATTGTCGAAAAGTTTAAAACAAGATATTGTTGAAAAAGTACCTGAAAAATTTAAAACAATGTTCAGAATTTTATATTCAATTGTGCCTAATATGTTAGAACAAACTTTAGGAAATAATATTGATAATATAGAATATTTTAACAATATTTCAATATTAATTAATAATAATTTAGACGTAGAATTAGATGTAATTATTTCTATTGATGGGGAAGAATATATTAATATGTTTGATTATCCGAAAAATAGGACATATAAATTTTATTTCGTTTTTAATAATTATAGGTATTTTTTGGGAACTTTTTTGGAAATTATACATTTATTAAAATAAAAAATATCCAAAAAATAAATACCTATAAATATTATATGGAGATACCATGAAAACATTTATAGGTTTTTTGAATGAATCTGAAATTAATAAGATAAGACTTAGTAAAATAATTAACTTGTACAATGAAAAAATTGATCTACAGGTAGATTATTTCTTAAAAGAGGGTTCTCCAGTCTTTACCTTAGCATTATACTTATTACTCGATAAAAAAGGTGATTTGTATGAATGTGTTGATGATGAAAAAAGTTCCATACACTCAGCTGTAAAATTTGACTCCTATTATTGGGACATAAATGGTGGTTCTGGTCTGGAACGTAAAAATGAATTTATCACTAGTGTGGGTACACCTCGATGGGTACCCGTAACAAAAGAAAAACTATATTCTAATGTACAATCAAAAAGAGAAGTTGTAAAAATATATCAAGAATTAAAAACTATTTCTGACAAAATCGCTGATAGCAAATTATAACCAAATCCTAAATTATAAATATCTAATAACTATTAAGTTATAAATTGTATAACACAAATAATCTAGGAGGTAATAATATGCCAGTAAGAAGTTCAGCGGGTGTATATGTTAATGAGATCGACAAGAGTTTTGGAACAGCTAATGCTGGTAATGGCGGTATAGGAATCGCTGTAAAGGTCAATAAGGGACCTGTAGGTAAACCATTTACGGTTACTTCTGGTAACAAGTTTTTAGAAGCTTGTGGTAAACCAATGCCGGGATTTAACCTTATGAGTTGGCACTCTGTTGATAATATTCTAATGTATACTGATGGTGTTATTTTGTCTAGGGCTGAAAAGACAGAATATAATGCAACACACACTCCATCTATTCAAATGTTAGAAATACCTGTAAATACTGCACAGGTAGGAGTATGTTTAACTGGTAACACAGTTAATTTTGATTTCAGTACAGAATTACAAATGATGGTTAAAAATAGGACACTATTTAAATCAACAAATGTTAGAAATGTTTATGACCTTTTGAATGGTGATAAGGGTATTGATTTGAAAGATGTAGATAATGCAATGTTAGTAGATAATGATGACACTGTTGAAATGTATACATTGGATAGTGCATTTAATACTAAAGCTAAGTCATTACAAAAAATTGCTAATTTAGGTCTAAAGTCTGTAACAGTAGATGACTTTGTACCTGAAATTGAAGTTGGACAGGTTTATAATAATAATGGGAAAATTGTATCTATTGGTAACAATATTTATTCAGACCATTATATTATACATATCCAATCAGGTGGAGTAAATAAGGGCAGTGGTACGCTTCAAAGAGACCCTATTAATAATATTCAATTGAATGGCGTTGATAGTGCTTTTACTCTTCAAACTAGACCTAACACTTCTTTAGATGTTAAATGGTTTAGTCCTTATTTTGATTCTGGTGTAGAAATTGTAAGAAATACAAACTCTTATAAGCTACTTACTGCTACCACCGGTACTAATAATTTTGGAAAATATCTGAGTCCCGGTGATAAAATATTGGTAGATGGTATAGAAAGAACAATTGCTAGTGCTTCCGGTAATGATATTTTTCTAACAACTGATGCTCCAGACTGGTCGGGTGTAATGTTTTCATATTGTAAACAAACAATTGAAACTGTAACAGTTAATAAGATAATGAATGATAATATTTTAAGAACAACCTCTTTTATTAATTCTACTTTTCATGATGTAAAAGTTAACGATACATCTGTTCCAGTAGAATCAAATTCTGATAATTCAACTTCTTTTGAGATACTTAGTAATGGTAATAATCTTAATATGATATCTAATAATAAATTTAATTCAATATACATTGATATTGTTACTCCTAGTATTGTTAATAGTGGAAATATTGTTATAGAATATTCTACTGGTTCGGCTTCTAATAATTTTATTCCAGTAAAGGCTTTTAATGATGGTACAAATAATTTAACCCAGAGTGGTTTTATTTATTTCTCTATAGATGAAAGTAATGGATGGGTAGAGAATGATGGGGGATATAATATTAGAATTAATATGGGAAGTGGTAGTTTAACTACTAATCCTACCGCTAATTTTATAGTTCCAAGAGTGATTCCTATAGAAACATCTAGTTCATTCACCTACGGGTACACAGAGGCTCTTGGTGTTGAAACTGTAGTTGAACAAGTTTATAGAGATGAGTCAGATTTAACTAATAAAACATTGAAAGGTGTAAATGTTAATTTCCATGCTCTTTTGAGAGAGGGATCTAAAATTGTAATTGACCTTGGTGGCGGTGTTCCTTCATATGTAAGATATGTATCAGAAATTGTTTCACCTGAATTGTTAATTCTAACAGAAAGTTTTGCAGAACTAACAATAGACGCAGCTGATGCTAAAACTTTCACTTATCATAATTTTTATTTTGAGGGGAATACTGCTAATGTTGGAAGTAAAATTTTTACTCCTAATGGTGAGGGTGTTATTGTTTTCCAAGATGAAGCAAATACAGAGGGTGCAAACTATTTTAAATATGTTGTTAAACTATTAAGTGGTAATATTAATAAAGGTGATAAAGTATGTCTCTCAAAACTTAATGAGTTTGAATGGGATTATTTTATTTGTACTGTTAAAGATAATATTGATATTAATAAAGAAGACAATTTATACATGTTAGGATTTAGTGGAAATATTAATTTTGACACTGATGATGATACCATATTCTTTAATGATGATAACCGTATAGATGGTATAGAGATAAATAGAGATGTATATAAAGGTAGAGGTAATGTATTCTTTTCATCTGTTGCAAATGGAGAAGATGGGTACATGTCTACTGATGATAAATTAGTTATTGTTGAATTGTTTGGGACGGGAAGTGATGGCTCACCATCGACTGTTAAAAATGGTTGGTTGGCTAGTACTCGTATTATTGACACCCCTAATAGATGGAACCCTGAAACTGTATATGCTTTAGGTGATTTTATACTTGACGATATTGGTAGTAAATTATATAAATTGACTGATGATAATGGTAATGCTTTAGATACAAATCGTTCTAAACCAACTTTTAATAGTGGTACTGAGAATGTTACTACTGATGATGATCCTTATACTTGGACATTTATAAATGAAAATTGGGACGAACCATTAGACGTAGCAGATATTAATTTCATACATAATTACCAAGATGTTATAGTGTACGAGCACACTGAACATGATGGTGATATGGTAATGGTTACAGAAAATGTAAATGGTATGACAGATGAAATTAAAGAGAGATATACCTATACATATAATCTAAACAATGATGGTACAGATAAAGTAAGTCATATTGTAAATGATAGTGTAACAGGTAATCCAATAACATCTACTGAGTTCATGAGAATTTGTGCTATAACTCCGGGTGCATGGATTAATGATGAGAATATATCTTTTACATTGTGTGATATGGATCATTTTGATACTGCATTAATAGAAGAGAATGGTATTAAAATCAGTTCTCTTTTTGAGTACCCACCTAACACCGAAGATAAATCATTGATGGCGTTGTTGATTATTAAAAATGATATGGTAGTAGAGAAATATATTGTTTCTTCTAATCCACTTTCAAAAGATGACCAAAAAAATTCACAATTTATTAGTGATGTTGTCAACGCTAAATCAGGATTAGTTAGAGTATTTTTTAATTCAGGTATTTTGACACCAAATGAACCTAATGGTTATGATGTACATTTCAATACAATTCATAATACAATGATAGAGGGTGGTTACTCAGGTAAGAAGCTTGAAATCTACCATAACTATTATTATGATGATGAGTCTACTATTGAAATGGAAGTTGTTAATGGACACGTTGAAGATATGGACGTAATACAGGCGTATGAGGTATTTAGAAGTAAAGAGGATATAGGTATTAGGTATCTAGTAGATGGTGAATGGTGTGGTAATATTGCTATTGCAAATCGCATGATGGATATATGTGTGGATAGAGGTGATAGTATAGCATTAATTGGACCTAAAGTTAGTGATATTTTAGGAATTAGAGATGATAAAATTATTGAGAATAACTTAGTAAGATATCTATCAGATAATGGACTTATTGGTGGGGGTAGAACTTATCAATTCATGGGATTCTTTGGTAATATAAAACAGGTTTATGATATATTTAATGAAACATATTTATGGTTACCGGTATCCGTGGATGCTGTTGGTCTAAATAGATATGTTGATGAGTACCTGGGACCTTGGTATTCCGTTGCTGGTCTAACTAGAGGTAATATTAAGAATGCGTTTAAATTAGGTTGGAATCCTAAGAAAATTAATAGAGATGAGTTATATCCAGCTAGAGTTAATCCTGTTGTTTATTTTAAGGGTGACGGTAATGTTATTTATGGTGTTAGAAGTCTATGTACCTCTAAGAGCGACTTAGCAGATATGTTTAATAGAAAGACTCTTAATCATATTGAGATGAACCTAGAATCAATGATGAGACAGGTTATGTTTGAGTTTAATGATGCAAATACAAGAGGAAGAGTTGTTAGTTCAATTGATCCTTTCTTGAAAAACATCAAAACCAAAAGAGGTCTTATTGATTACAAATTGGTTTGTGATGAGTCAAATAATCCTATGACAGTGGTTGAGCAAGACACTTTGATTATAGACATCTTTTTGAAGATGACACATGTTATTCAACAAATTGAGCTTAATTTCATTATAACTAAAGCTTCAGTAGGTTTTGACGAGGTAGTATAAATATGTAGGGAGTTATATTGAATAACTCCCTAATTTCTTTCAAACTATTTTAAATATATAAATAATACATGGTTAAACTTTTTAATAGGAGTATGTATTATGAATACACTTTCTAGTATTGAACATAAAATATTTAAGATAATTTCTTTAAAGAACAGAAATGTTAAAAATGTATTTCTAACATTTTTAGATAATAAAATTTTACTAAAAATAGATCTTTTTGAGGAGCGTTCTAAAATTGGGGAGTATGGTAATGTTGAATTTACCATAAATTCTAATGATTATGTATTAGATGAAAGCAATGTACAAATAAATATAAAATTAAAGGTAGATGATAAGAATTATTATAATCAACGTGGGAGTATAAAGGGTGTTTTTGATGCTACTTATGATGTTTTTATGAATATGGATATTATTAAGGAAATTTTAAGTTATATAAAAGTTGTGAATAATATTAATTAACTTATCCCATGAAAAACATAGGGGGATATGAATATTTTGTTTCTAATTCTTCTAACAATTTTTCTATTGCCGTAACTGCTTCATCATATATCTGTTCACCATTTAGTTGTGCAGAACCCGGTAGTGTAACATTTGTAAACTTTTTAAGATTTTGTCCCCATTGTTTCTTAATAAGATTAAATAGGTATGATTTTAACCATTCATCTTGCCATACGTCAGGATATTCCATAACATCTTCTAACATATAACAAACTAATCCTACTGAACCGTCATAATTTACTAATGGTGTCAATAATTCTAAATTGTGAGTTAGTGGGTTAAATGTAAAGTTTAATTTTTTACCTAATTTTTGATCTACTAATTTTAACCATTGATATGTTAGTTCCACAGATACAATATCGAATCCGCCCATCTTACCATAATTAAAACCCATAGATTGTCTCATTTGATAATCAAAACTAAACATTGTCGATTTGTCATCAAGATTAAGATAATGTATAACATTTATGATATTATCTGGTAAAGTGTATGTGTTTTGGTCTTTATTCAATGGTAATATCAAGCCTACTTGTCGGTACCCGTTATAATGTTCTCTGTTAAAACGATATACTGCTTCACTAGCCCTATCTATTAGTTGTTGTTTTGTGATATCTATAGATATTAATCCACCAATAGGTGGTGCGAACATATTATCCCCACCTAAGGATCTAAGGCACCAATCTATTAATTCAAACATTGTCTGTGGGTTTTGCATACTCATAATATCACCTATTTATTTTGTATATTCTTTTGTCCATTTTTTCATTTTTTTTAATAATTCTTTTGCTTCCATTACACCCATTTCCTCCCATTTTGTATCTTTTAATATATCGTGTAGGGATTCTTTAAGATTATTTACTAGTGTTTTTTCAGCATTTTTTTTTCGTTCAAGTTGTATTTTCTTTTTTTTCTCCTTATTTTTTTTTATCAATATCCTATCAATAGCTTCTTCTAAGAATGTTCTCATTTCTTTTTTTTTCATATCACTCTCCTTATTTTTTCTTAGGTGTTTTTTTCTTAGTTTTCTTAATTGTCTTTTTTACGGGTTTCTTTTTAGCTTTAATTTTCTCTTTTTCTTTTTCTTCAATTTCTTCTTCTTCTTCTTCTATTATATTTTTTTCAACATTTTCATCATGAACAATCACTTTCTTCTCTTCTTTTGTTAGTTGAATATTTTCGGTTTCAAGTATTGGTTCAATTTCATCTATATATTGTAATTTAGATTCACCAAAAGATTCTGTATTTTTAGTTACATATTCTGATATTGGTGATTCTTTAATAAATTCTTCATTTGAATTTGCTGGCTCTAATTCTTTTTTAGTTTCTGTTTTATTAGTAATTATTTCATTTTCTACAATTTCTTTAACTGTATTTGCGGTATTAATGCTCACAGGTTTATCCTTTTTCTTTTTATTTGGAACATATGTCAAATAAGAATATTTAGACGCTAATAATTGTTCGTCTTTTTCTGTTAAAATGTGTGTGAGGTTTTTTGTTTCACTAGGTCCGAATCCAATATCGAAACCTTTAAATCTAGTGTTGATTTTAATCATTGCAGATGTGTTAACTATCATTACATTATTCTCCGTTTTTCATTAATAAATATACCAATAATATTTAGTATTTCTAAAATATAAATATTATATATGTTTAATAATGGAGGATATATGTATTATTTTAATGATAGTATAAGTATTTATACGATAGCTTTTGGTTCACTATTCAATAATTTTAGCGTACAGAGAATTGATAAAACAACTAGCCCAGCGTCAATTAAAAGTAAAAATGTACCTTTTTCATATGCTGGTAAGATGCATTGGTACTATAAGAAATTTAAGAATTTTCCAGATAATTATAATATTGGTGCAAAATTACCAATGATGACATATAATTTGGAATCTATAGATATAGATAATGATAGACAAACTAATAAGTTTGAAAAGATGAAATTTGAGGGAGACATGACTAGGGATGTTAGAGAGTGGTGTCAAACAAGTGTTCCTTATGTATTTAACTTTAGTGTTAATATATATACAAAATATCAATCAGATATGAACCAAATTATAGAACAGATATTACCATTCTATCCAAATAGTAGCAGGGATCTACATATATATGAAATTCCAATACTGGGTATACGTAGAAGTGTTAAGGTTAAATTGACAAGCGTTTCTCCTGAAATAGATGTTGAGTTTGAAGAGGCTGGTGATAGAGTTGTTAAATATAGTTTGAATTTTAGTTTAGATGGGTACCTGTACCAACCGATAAATAAAGATTCTATTATTAAACAAGTCAATACACATATATATATCAAGTCATTAGATGGTGGTTTCTCTACAGAACAAATCATAGTAAATGCTGATGGTACTAGTTATATTGGTGAATTATAGAACTAAAAACTAAATATGTATATATCAACCGTTAAAGGAGATAAAGATGGTAGCTAAAATATCAGACCCGTTGGATGATTTATTAAAATCTGCAAAAGAAAGGGAAAAATCCCCAAATAAGAAAATAAACGAAAAGGATTCTCTAACTTTTTCTGAACAAGACATTGAAAAGGCTAGACAAGACACTATGGATAAAATTGCTAAGAAAGTAAAGGCAATGACAAAGGAGATTAATCGAGATGATCTTGCTGGTTTTATGCTAGAGAATAGACTAACCTTAGTAGAACAAAGTAAATATATGTTAAATGAGTATATGGGTACATTAATGACAAGTTTGTCTAGTTCACCTAGAGCTTTTGAGATTTTAACACAACTATTATCTACAACTGCTACTATTAATAATAGCATTGTTAATATTAATGAAGATAAAGCAAAAGTTAAGTCCGCTGATAGGGATAAAAAATTAATAGAGAATACCACAAATATTATTGGTGATATCGTTAAAAATAATATCACAACTCTTATTGAACAAAATAAATTCAAAAATAAAGATAAGGATGAAATCTCCGTCATAAAGACTGGTACCGATAAATAAAATCTAAACATCTCTAAATATATTTATATTAATAATTTTTATGACATGAGGGATATTATGTTTGATTTTTTTGAAATGGTAGAAAGTATGGGTGAAAGGGGTGGATTTATTTTTAACAAGAATAAATGGCGAGAAGATTTTGTAAAATATATTGAAAATGATGGTAAAGTGAATTTGTTCAAATCTAGGCGAATAGGCGATAATACTATGAATGCATTATATATGTTATATAATGTTTTATCTAGTAATAAAGTCGAAACATGTTTAGGTATTTTTGGAAGGTTTGAAACTGGTGCGATTTTTATATCTGATATTATTAGTCTTTATGATAGAATATCTGATAAATTTAAAACTAATAAAATAACTAAAATTAATAGGACATCTATTAATTTTGAAAATGGTAGCGTTATTTTTATAGATGTTGAATTACCAGGAGATACTAATAGTTATCGTGGTTATCACATCACTTATATATATGGAAATGAAATTCAATATCATAAAAATACACAATTGCTTACTAATAACTTTTATGATAATATTACAGTTTCATTTTCTTTCCAGAATGTCGTTAAATATAATAGTAAAGAAATTATATTATTAGATGAAAACAAAAATCCTTATATTGCAACTACTGAATTGTATTCTTTTATTAATAGCTGTAAAAATTTGTTAACTGTTGATTATACTGTCAATAAATGGTCAGAGAATAAATTGAGGGAAATGATTCTAAAATTAGGTTTTGGTACTTTTAAAAATGAATATATGTGCGAAATTGATAATAATTAACAACGGTTTCATTTAAAAAAATAAATATGTACATATTAACTAGTAAAAGTGTGTACTACTATGGAAGAAAGAACTTTAGAAATATCAGAAAAGATTCGAATATTACAAATAGAGGAAGCTAAAAAAGAAGAGGAGATTGATGCTGTTGACGCGTTTATGGACTTACTAGCAAGTGAGGATATAGATGTTGCGTTTACTCGTGAAAAACCTGACCTTGAGGATTTTGTAACTGATTCTAATGGAAACGAGTTAATATATGAAAGGAATATTACAAGAAAACCAGCTAATGTTAAATTACCCTTAACTAAAGAACATGTTGAGGAAATGAATTATTGTTTCCAACATCCAATTTATACAATAAAGAATTATGCTAAAATTGTAAGTCAAGATAGGGGTATAATTGATTTCAAATTGTACCCGTACCAATGTGAGTTTATACAGACATGTTTTTCTTCTAAGAGGGTAATATCTAAATTCCCTAGACAGTCAGGTAAGACAACTACATCAGCAGCATTTATGTTAATATTTTCAATGTTTAATGAGAATAAGACTATTGCTATTGTTGCGAATAAACAAAGTACTGCTACTGAAATTTTAGACCGTATAAAATTAATGTACGAGTTTCTACCTATGTGGTTAAAGGGTGGTATTATTGAATGGAATAAGACATCTATAAAGTTTGAAAATGGATGTAAGATAATGGCTAGTTCTACAAGTTCATCATCTATTCGTGGACAGTCAATTAGTTTATTATATCTTGATGAGTTCGCATTTATTCAAAAGAATTTAGTTAATGAGTTTATTGAATCTACTTTTCCGGTTATTTCATCTAGTAGGTTGGCTAGAATTATAATTACTAGTACTCCTAATGGTAAGAACCATTTTTATCAATTTTATCAAGACGCGTTGAATGGTAATTCTGATTTTACACCTCTATCTATTGAATGGAATGAGGTACCTGGTCGTGATGAAGAATGGCGAATTAAGATGATAAAAGAGTTGGGATCAGTTGAAAAGTTCAATCAGGAGTATGGTGGCAATTTTGCAAGTGATTCTAGTATGGCATTCTCGTCTGATACAGTTAAGTTTATAGAACGTAATCATGTTAAAGATCATATTTTGGATGAAGTAGAAGGTGTTAAGCGTTTAGACGGAT